TTTTATCTATTTGGTCTCTTTTTCTAAATAATTCTATAATAGCATCTGCTATTTTAGCATCATATTCTTTTGGAAAAATATCATATATGTTAAAACTTATATGTTCAATATACTTATCCATAAAATTAGAAAGGCGTTCATTTGGATCAAAAGATTCTAATGTATATGAATGAGAGTTATCTTTTGATAATTCATCTACTGAGGTTTTATTAATTTTATTTTTATAATTTTTTTCGTTATATAATATACACCATCGTTTTACAATGGTTCCAAAATAAGAATATGCTTTAGCTCCATTATTAGGATTAAATAAATGAATTTTAGAAAGTAAAAAAACTATAATTTCATGTTGTAGATGTTCTAAATTTTCTACCTCAGTATTATAAAATTTAAAAGTATGGATTATATTTTGAGTTAATTTAAAAAAAGCATAATGTATTTTTTCTTCATATATTTTGCTTCGTAAAGATGGATTAGTTGTATTATTATATAATACAATTGCATCTTCAGTTTCTTGAGTAAAATAATTTTTACTTTTAGCTTTTTTTGGCACTTTTTTAATTGAATTTTCTAAGATTAAATTCATTAAGTATATTTTGAATTTCTGTTATTGACTTAAATATAGCACCAACATCATCATCTTTTTCAAATATACCAGCACGATCTATCTCTTTAAGTTTTTTTTCCGAAATTTCAATTGTGCGAGATAATTTATCTAGATAATCTAAATAACCCACTAAAATATCTTCTGATTTTTCTTGTTTTTTCATCAAATTAAAAGTCGTAAATCCTAAAATTACGACTATCATTGATAAAATACAAATAACAATTATTAATCCTGTCATATGCTATCTAATAAATTTTTTAAATTATCACTTTTAAATGAACCTAAAGCTTTTTCTTTAATCGACATTTTTTTAGATGTGTTTGGTTTTGTCCCTAATGTAAAATTTTCTTTTTTTATATCCACGGATTTTTTACCTTCTTTTAATTTAGGTAACCATTCACGTTCAAATTCAATGCGTGCCGCCATTAAATCAGCCTGGTGTAATATATAAGGTAATGAAGTACGGGGTTTTTGTTCTGGCATATAAGTAGCAAGGTATTTTTTATTTGCTTCATCATATAAACCATCGTGGGTTTGAATAGCAATCATTTCATTAAATGTATACTGGATACCATGTGATTGGAGTAAAAATAAACCTCTATCTGGAATTGAAGCAAATGGGACTTTAGTATTAAACATATAATCCTCACCTAATTTATCTTTACGCCATTGGTCAGTCTGGGGAATATATGAATCTTCTACTTCATCACCCATTTTACCTAAATCATGATTCAATACTGAAAATATAAGTTCCTCCATAGTAAAGGTAGACATGTCACATCCTTCTTCTTCCCATAAATTATATTGCTTTTTAGCACATCTAATAACGCGCAAAACATGTTCAACATACCCACCTGGAAAAGCATTGTGGTATTCTTTTTTATGTGCAGCTGGCATTAACATTAAACGCTCAGCATATTGTTCATAAAATTCTAGAAGTTTTTCCCTACGTGGAGAAGATATTTCATTGGAGATAACAAGTATTAGGTCATTCCAATTTTTTTGGATTTGTTCGGCTGTTAGATTCATAACTTTTATTTATTTATTGATTTTCTCTTTCTATAATGGATTGGGTATCGTCTCTTAATTCGAGAATTTCGTTTAATATTTCACGAGCTGCTTCTACATTTCTTTCATTTAAAGCATTTCTCATTCGTTTTAATTTTCCCTCCATAGACTCCAAGCGTCTTAATACTAATTCTTTATATTTCATTTTATTATATTGTTTATTATTTTTTATAACTTTATATTATTTCAATAATTTAATATTAAAATATAATTAAAGGTAATAACTTTTTTTTAGGGAATCAAGTTTCTTTTAAAGAAACTTTAAGAATTTCTTTTTCTATAAACTTTTGAATTTTTATTAAAAAGGCACACTTTTCAAATTCTTCAATATTTTCAAAATATTTTATACTTAATTTTAAACAGACCAAAAAATCAGAATTAGCACTATTTTGTAATGCTTCTTTCCAATCTTTTCTCTTTGTATTACATTCACTAATCCAATACCAAGCCCTATTAAACATCATAAAATCCCCAGCTTCACCAATACCCAATACATCTAAATCTTTATCAGATTTACTAAAAAATCCTACTATTTGTTTTTTAAAATTTGTTCCATTTAGAATCATTTTAGTAAACATTCCAATTTTGAAAAAAGGAGTTTCTTTAAAATCTTCTATTTTTTTTCTAGTGATTTTATCTTCTTCATTTTCTTCAGAAAATCCAAACAATGCAAATATGTTTCCTATTCTCATATCTCTATATGTATATACAATTTTCCAACAGAATATACGTGTTAATTCGTTGATTTTAATGTTTTAATTTTTAAATCTAAATCATTAATTTTACTCTCTAAATAAGCTATAGATTTTTTTAATTCATCATAAGCCTTAATTGGATTAATAAAATCAGGATTACCGGGATGATATTTCCACATTTCATCCAACACATCACAATTATTAATTAATTGATTTTGAAGTAAAATCATTTTATTTTCTAAATCTTGTAGTTCCATATCTACAATTTGTTCATACATATTTTGTTCCTATTTGTTCTATAATTTGTTTAGCTTCCTTTAATGATACCCTAAAAAATTCTCTTTGAGGATTAACTCTTTGTTTTTTAAAATACTTATGAACTTCCTGTTCTATACGCTCACCTTTAAAACATTTAAATGCCCATTCAACCTCAAAACCCACAGGAACTCCTGTTCCACGAGACACTTGAGTTGCCCTATCAAAAGGATCTTTTTTAGTATAACCTATCTTAACCATATCAGGAATCGCGGGATTTGACAAAATATAAACCCATTCATCACCTTCTCGGCCTACAAATAGACCTCGCTTTTTACCCGTGTAATATGTTATTTTATCCCAACCATCTTGTTGTTCTTGAACCGTAAAATATGTAGGTGGATTATTTGAATAATCTTCAGAACAAGGAATAAATTTTTTAGCTTCTTCATGTGTAATTCGTTCCATTATAACCTTTATTTTTATTTAAAATCTAGCTTTAGCACCCGAACCCTTATACCAAGGTAATCCTTCTCTTTCTTTACATAAATCTTTCCATTTTGCCTCCGTATATTTAATTCCATTTAAATAATACTCACGTTTCCTTGCATTCCCTTCAGGAATTAAAGCAGGTCCTTCCCAATTATGTAATTTCCCATCAAATGTATACATTATAGTACCATCTGTTTTGGTTAATTTTCTTGATTTTTGGTATTTACTATTTTCCATTTTTTCCATAAATTAATTCGATAAAAAATTTTTCTAATTCAAATGGTTCAGAATATTTATATATTTTATAACATGTAAAAATACATCCTAAAATTACCATTATAGATACACCATTAAATGGAATAAAACCCATTATTGTTAAAATAATATCTGCAATGCCTAGGACAACAAACAATAAAAAAGCAATTTCGTGCTTACGAATCTCACGATTTAATTTTTTTAATCTCTCTTGAGCTTCTTGTTGGCTCATATTTTCCAAATTTTCTAACATAACCTTTATTTTAATTGATTTATACCCTGAATATACAAATAAAAAATTGGTTAGCCAAGGACTTTTTAACTTATAGTTAAAGAATACATTCCTGTTCCTTTTAAATAATAAGTTGTTCCCGTAACTGCGGAAGTTGGGGTAAAAGTAAAAGATGAATTTCCTGGTTGGACTACAATACTTGCAATATATGATGAAGTTACTAGACCCATAGATTCTGAGGTTGAATATGTTCCTCTAAAATTAGTGGCTGAACCTGAATCAAAAAAACCATTATAGTTTGGAATGGTTTCCATAGTAAAATAAGAAGATGCACTTGGATTGGTAAAAACAAAAGTTTTTAAACCCGAAAGATTTTCTCCAATTGAGCCTGTTCCTTGAAGTTGTAGATAAGTGTAAGATGCCATTTATCGTTTTGTGATAAATATTTCAAAAAAACTAATTATAGCGGTAATTGTTAAAGATAAGATTCCTAAGGGTAAATATATTAGTTTACTTAACATTATGCAAACATTAAAAATCCTATGGCTATACCTGCAGATATACCTATAATAGTGCCTGTAAGGTATTTTGTATCGTTAATTTTTTCTTCCATTTCTTTGGCTTGTTCAAAAATTTGGGTTTCTGATAATTCACAAGTTCCATTAACAATTTTAATTATTTGGTCTTGAAACCATTCTACTGCTGATTTTTTCATATTTTATGTTTATTTAGAATATACGTATATCTTTTATCAATGGCAAAGATCTTTTAAAAAGAAGAATTTTGATTTTTGTAGGTTTTTATTCCTTTGGCTTATTTGAAAATTGTGGGTGTGATGTGGGGAGATATATAGTTATATACAATGTCGATGGGTAAAGATCGTGTTCGAGTTGTGAAGTGGTCTAAGCACCGTTCCTCCCCACCCCGTCATATATTGACAACGGCGCGCGTGGGGATGTATAACCATATTATTACTATATCACTACCATATATATACCGCCGTACCACACCAAATCTACCACCTTTATATCTTAGGCCTTATACCTCATACCTTCACCATATCACAGAATCACCATATTCACAGGGTCACAGGGTTATTGGATCAC